CCTCATATTGCAGCTGAAGAACAATGTGATAAACATATTTGTAAAATGACTATTGAGTATTGTCAGTTATTATCTACTGCACACAGAGTTTTAGACGGTGTAGATTATTATGATGAAACTAAAAATGGTAGAAAAATTAAAAGATGGTTGTTATCAGATGAGAGAGAAGTTCATCTAATGAAGGCTAGTCATGTTAATCACCCATCAAATATTTGGGTTAGAAAATGTGCAGAGAATTATGATTGGTTATTGGATATGTGGGTTTGGACTTGTCACGAATTTGAATACAGATATGGTAAACCACATAAGACATTAGAGAGATTAAAGTACTTGACAAATAGACCAAAAAAGATTACAATGAATGGTAGTAAAACTGAGATGCCTCAATGTATGCCAGATTATTGTAAAATAAAAGACAATCCAATACAAGGTTATAAGTCTTACTATATAAACGAGAAGAAAAGATTTGCAACTTGGAAGAAAAGACAGATTCCAAGTTGGTATATTGAAGGATTAAATGATGGGAATGATGGACGAAGCATGGCGTGAAAGTGTAAAGGAAACAGAAGAACAGAGATTAAGTAGGAGAGCTGATTTGACAGTAGAAGAAGTTGAAATTATGAAAGAAGATATGAAGCAACTAACAAAAAGTTATTATGATGCACTTAAAAGAATCAAAGAACTTACAGAAGAAGTACAAGAACTAAAGAATGAAGTTGAATCTTTAAAGGGTGATAAAGTTGAATTACGAAGTATCAGAGGTCACTAACTTTTTAGATAAGGAGAAATCACAGTTCATAAAAGATTATATGACAAGTGTGAGGTTTCCTTGGCTATATTCTAACTGCTCTACAAAGGTGGGTGATGGTAACAGTATGTTTAGTAATGTGTTGTACTCTGATAATCAAGAAAATAAATATTACAGTGCAGTATGTAAAGATTTAATTAAACACATTTCACCCTCAGAGATAATGAGAATTAAAGCTAATCTAACTACGAATGTTGATACATATAGAAATGTTTTTGATTATCATACTGACTTTGAAAATGTAGAGAATGGAATAACATCTATATATTATGTGAATACAAATAATGGTGGAACAGCATTTGAGAATGGAAAATTTGTTAAATCAGAACAAAACAAACTTGTAACATTTCCTATGAATTTAAAACATAGAACTGTCCCCCATACAGATAATAACTATGAAAGAATTGTAATAAATATAAATTACATAAAGGATTGATATGCCGACTTATATAATTACAGATACCAAGAAGAAAAAAACATTTGATGTATTTTGTTCTTGGAACGAACTACAAAAATTGTTAAAAGAAAAACCACATTGGGTTAAGGGTATCACTGCAGCTGCAATTGTAGGTGACCACGTTTCATCTGGTAATCCATCTGGTAAAGGTGTGGACGGTGGTATGAAAGAAGTATTTTCAAAGATTGCAGACAAACACCCTAACAGTGCCCTTGCAGATAGATACGGTGGTTCAAAAACTAACGCAGCTGTTAAGGCTACATCAATTGCAAAGAAACATGGTTTGGTTAAAGATGGTGGACAAAATTTAAGTAAGAGATTTAAGAAGAATAAAAAGACTGGTTTATATTAATATAAATACTATGTGTATCGCCAAACTGTTGCGTGTACACAACATAGTGGTAGAGGAAATGCTCAAGTCTAACCTCTACCACACTTGTTATATTATCAAGGATTAAATAATGGCAAAGAAAAATAAAGAGATTAGTTCAAGTAATTTAATAAAAGTTAAACCTATTACAGAGAGTCAAAAGACTGTTTTTGAAACTTATAAAAAAGGTCAAAATCAATTTCTATTTGGTTGTGCTGGAACTGGTAAAACATTTGTATCACTGTATCTTGCTTTACAAGATGTGATGAGTTTACAAACAAAATACGATAAAGTTATATTAGTGCGTTCATTGATACCAACGAGAGAGATAGGTTTCTTGCCTGGAGATGAAGAAGATAAGGCTGCACTATATCAAGTACCATATCAGAATATGGTTAAGTTTATGTTTGAACAACCTAACGAACAATCATTTAATATGTTGTATGATAAATTAAAAAATCAAGGTAGCTTGTATTTCTTATCTACATCATTTTTAAGGGGGTTGACCTTTGATAACTCAATCATAATTGTTGATGAGTGTCAGAACTTAAACTTTCACGAACTAGACACCATCACCACAAGGGTAGGTCAAGATTCTAAAATAATATATTGTGGTGATTTCAGTCAAACAGACTTAATGAAACAAAATGAAAAAAACGGATTGCATGACTTCCTTAGAATATTAGAAGAGATGCAAGAGTTCAACTGTGTTGAGTTCAACATAGGTGACATAGTTCGTTCTGGATTTGTAAGAAACTACTTAATTCAGAAAACGAAACTAGGAATGGGAATGGAATAATGGATATAGAAAAACTTAGAAAACAACTAGAAATTGACGAGGGAGTCAAATATGAAATTTACAATGACCATCTTGGTCTTGCTACATTTGGGATTGGTCATTTGGTTATACCGTCTGATGAGGAACATGGAGAACCACTTGGGACAGTCATATCCGAAGAAAGAGTCAGAGAATGTTTCGATAAAGACGTACAATCAGTATTAAGAGATTGTACATTACTATACAAAGATTTTAATGAACTACCAGAAGAAGTACAACAGATTGTTGCAAACATGATGTTTAATATGGGTTATGGAAGATTGTCTAAATTCAAGGGAATGAAACGTGGTGTTGTTGCAAAAGATTGGAACAAAGCTGCAGATGAGATGATTGACAGTCGTTGGTATAAACAAGTTACAAATAGGGCTCAAAGATTAGTTGACAGAATGCGACAAGTCTGATACAATATATTACATTATGACATTTAAACATCTAGAAGTAAAACTTCCAAAAGTTATACAAAGAAATAAAGCATTACCTAGTGGTGGTCGTGGATACGAAACACCAGATGGAAAGTTGTATCCATCAGTCACTACAATATTATCCATAAGAAACAAAGAAGGTATATTCGAGTGGAGAAAAAGAGTAGGTGATGATGTTGCAAACTATATTATGAGAACAGCTGCATCAAGAGGAACTGCTGTACACAAGATGTGTGAGGATTATCTAAACAACCAACATATCAAATGGCCTAATGAGTTCGATAAACATAAGACAAAGAACTTTCTTGCGTGGTCTATGTTTGTTCAGATGAGAGATATACTTGGTAATGTCGATAACATCAGGTGTCTTGAGAGTAGCCTATATAGTGATGAACTAAAACTTGCTGGACAAGTCGATTGTATCGCAGAGTATAAGGGTAAGTTATCTATCATAGATTTCAAAACATCTACCAAAGAAAAAAAAGAAGAATGGATTGAGAATTATTATATACAGACTTGTGCCTATGCACAGATGTTTGAAGAGAGGACAGGACAAGAAGTAAATCAACTTGTCATATTAATAGTTACACAAGATGGTACTGTACAAGAGTTTGTAAAAGACAAGAAAGAATATCTACCATTACTTGACAGTGCATTAAAAGATTGGTATAGTAAGAACCAATAGGAGATATTATGAGTGATTTTTTAAAAGATATTATTAAGACAACTGGTAACGAGTATGCAGCTCTAGTATCAGACGGAGTAGAAGCTGGTGATGTTGATAGTTTTATTGACACAGGTTCATATGTGTTTAACGCATTGTTATCTGGTTCAATACATGGTGGATTACCAGCAAACAAAATAACTGCACTTGCTGGTGAGAGTGCGACTGGTAAGACATTCTTTCTAATGGGTATTGTTAAAAACTTCTTAGATGCAAATCCAAAGAGTGGTGTTGTATACTTTGAAAGTGAAAGTGCAATTACAAAACAGATGGTGATTGATAGAGGTATAGACCCAGAGAGAATGGTTATCGTTCCAGTTACAACGGTTCAAGAGTTTAGAACACAATCATTAAGAATATTAGACAGATATATGCAAGAAGATGTAAATGTTAGAAGACCTTTATTCTTATGCTTAGATTCACTTGGTATGTTATCTACAACCAAAGAAGTAGAAGATACAGCAGACGGTAAAGAAACAAGAGATATGACTAGGGCTCAAGTATTGAAGGCTGCATTCAGAGTGTTGACTTTGAAACTTGGTAAAGCAAAAGTTCCTATGGTTGTAACGAATCATACTTACGATAGTATGGGTTCAATGTTTCCAACAAAAGAAATGGGTGGTGGTTCTGGATTGAAATATGCAGCCTCATCTATTATATTCCTATCCAAGAAGAAAGAAAAAGATGGTACAGAAGTTGTTGGTAATATCGTGCATTGTAAGAACCATAAATCAAGATTGACTATAGAGAACAAGATGGTTGATGTAAGATTATCTTATGAAAAAGGTCTTGACAAATACTATGGATTATTGGATATTGCAGAGAAGTATAATATATTTAAGAAGGTATCAACACGATACGAACTACCAGATGGTTCTAAACAATATGGTAAATCTATTATGAGTGAACCAAAGAAATACTTTACAGAAGATATAATGAAACAAATTGAAGAAGCTGTAGGTAAAGAATTTAAATATGGATAACTATATTCGTGTATACGAAAATGCATTTAGTGATGAACTCTGTGATAGATTAATTAATAAGTTTGAGTCCACACCAGAAGGTGATAGAGAAAGACACGATATGGGAGAGATGCATTTCTCTCAAGTCAACTTTAGAGCTTGTGGTTGGAAAGAAGAACAAGACGAACTTGTAAATATATTCTTATCACATACTAAAAAATACACAGCTGATGTAGGTGTTACTACAGAGTTTCCACAGAAATATGCGTTGGAAGATATTAGATTGAAAAAGTATTCACCAGATGGTTACGACCAGTTTGGGCCTCATGTTGATGTAGTGGATAAAAATACGAGTACAAGGTTTCTAGTATTCTTTGTTTATTTAAATGACAATGTTAGTGGTGGTACACATTTTGATAGAATTAACTTGACAAGTCCTTGTAAAAAGGGTAGTATATTAATATTCCCACCATTGTGGACACATCTGCATTCTGGGTTAAAACCAATAGATAAACCAAAATATATAGTAGGGAGTTATTTACATTATGTTGCACACGATTGAAAACTGTTGCTCTAAAACTTATCTGGACTCTATAATGTTATTATCACAGAGAAGTGATAAGTGGAACTTTAGATATCCAGAGGGTAAACCATTTGAAGATAGGTTTGCAAAGATAAATTTGATACCAGATAATCTAGATACAGCTCTTTCTGGTATGGCTATGGGTTTATTGTTACAAATATATGATGCTGGTGGACACAAATACTTCGAACCAGAGGTTAAGTTCTGTGGTATATCAGTCAAAGGTGTAGGTATAGATGACCCACATAAAGATACTTGGGATAAAGATACAGTCAAAATTCTAGGATTGTTAAATAGTGATTGGAATAGTGAAACAATGGGTGGTGGGTTTATGCACGATAATAAATTACACTTCCTGAAACCTACAAGTTTCGTTATATTTGATTCGAATAAAGTACATTGTGCTCAAGATGTATTGACAGATAAGAAAAGATTCGCAATAGATTACGCAGTGAAAAAGATATGAGTATAAG